CTGACTCGAAATCAGTGGCATCGATTCGTAAGTCCTTGATTTTTAAAGAGTTTTCCGGATCGTTTCCAATTCAATCGGAAATCATTTCCAAAACTCGGCAGCTTTTGGAGACGTGGGGGAGTGGTTTAACCCAGCTGACTCGAAATCAGCCAGACGGGCGACCGTCTCAAGAGTTCGAATCTCTTCGTCTCCGCCATCGCAGTGAAAACGGCCCCCTCGTGGGGCCGTTTTCGTTACAGCTGCTTCGATTGGTGAAAGTGTCGAAATGAAGCGATACCGCACGGCCTACAGCGGCCCGACATCTCTCAATCTGCTGGCGCTCGCCGCCCTGGTGCTCGCCGCCATCCTGGGCCTGGCCTGGTGGTGGCACCTGCTCGCCCCTGAAAGCTGGTGCTGGCTGAGCGCCGACCAGCTCGGCGACATCGAATCTGCGGGAATCGGCCTGATGGCGGCTGGCGCGGCAGCACGCGCGCTCACGCATGCGACCAGCGCCTCCTAAGTGATCGGGCGCTCCGCCTCGATGCTGGTGCTGTAGCCGGCCCGATCAAGGCTGTGCTCGGCGCGCGTGACGATCCAAGGGCCGTCCGCTCCAGGCCGAAAGCCGACCAGGTCGAGGCGCCCCTCCGCCATCACGTCCGTGCGCCCGGGCATCGAGAGTGACAGCGTTGCCCGCCGACGCGCCCGCCGGTCATGCTCGGCCTGCGCTGCAGCCCGGGCCATCTCAGCCGTGGGGTAGTAGCGCTTGAGCCGGGTCACAGGCTCGCCCTGGCCCACTTGGACCTCCTCCCTCTTGGCTGCCTTCGTGGCGTGCCAGTAAGCCGCGACCGTGCCAGATTCGTCGCGCCGGGTCAGCGAGACGCGGTAGCTGCTCACATCGCCGGGCGCCAGGCGCACCAGCGCGATTTCCTGGCCGCTCGCACTCTTGGCGCGCCCCCGCTTGGCCAGCACCAGCCGGCCGCCGGCTGGCTTGACGATCCCGTCGTAGCGGCGGGCCAGGCGCGTCAGGAACCCCAGGTCAGACTCATCGATCTGGTCCTGGTGGGGCAGCCGGATTGCCGCCATCTCGTCAGCCACGGCCGGCTGCAGACCATGTTCGGCGGCAATCTTGCGCACGATGTCGGCCAGCAGCGTGCCCTTGGGCCACGCTCGGCGCTTCTGAGTCTGCAGTCGAGTCATGCCGCTGCGCGAGGCCTCGAAGGGAGCGGCCCGTGCCCGGACCGCCAGCTCGCCGGGCCAGCCGGAGATCTCGATCTCATCGACGACGAAGACCCCTACCCGCGCCAGCTCGCCATCGTAGCCGAGCGCAAGCTCCAGCTCCGCACCGGTGGCGGGGATCTGGATTGGCCGGTCTGGGTCATGGTCTGCCAGGCGAATCTCCAGGACGTCAGACTCAAGACCCGCTTCATCGGTATAGCGCAGGCCGATCAGCCTATCCTTGATGGTGCCGGTGATATCGGCCTTGTTGGCCCAGACTCGCCACTCCGGCCGTGCATTCAGTCCCACAGCCGAATCCCTTTGGCCCGCGCCGGCTGTGCAATCTCCGGTAGCCGCACCTCCGTGCCAGCCGGTAGCGCCGGCCCCCGGTCGGCCAAGCCAGGGTTGGCGGCGAGAACGGTCTCGACAACCTGGTTGCCGGTTGAGCCGTAGTGCCGCCAGCAGATGTAGTCCAGCGTGTCGCCGGATGCCGCCACCACGATCATCATCTGTCGCTCCCCTGTGCTCCAGCACCTATCTGGCTCGCCGCGCTCCTCACGACACGACACAGCGCTGTCGTGCGATGGGCGCAGTCCATGGCATTGATCACCGCCCGGGCCGCCTCCTCGGGCGACGATTCCAGGTAGTCGACAGACCGGCGCAAGATGCGGGCCGCGCTCTCGGCCTGCGCCTGGAGGCGCCCGGCCCTCTGGCCGAAGAGCCGGGCCACGTTGGCGGCCTCCAGCGGCCCAAGCCCAGTCCCCGCCCGGATGCGCTCGGCCTCAGCCTGCAGCTGGCGCACGGCGTCCGCGCAGCGGGCCGCCGCACCTGCCGCGTCTTTGAGGAAGGACGTCGCTGGCGCGAGCTGGACCTGCATCGAGCGCCAGGCTCCGTTGGCCGAGGACAGCAATGGAGCTGCGGCCGCGATGACCGTATCGGCCAGGCTTGCCGTCTTCTGCGCGGCCGTCTCTGCCGCAGGCGAGATCGGAGGCCGGGCAACGGGCAAGGGAGGCAGCGTGGGCACGGGCCCCGCGACCGTCTCGGAGAAGCGCCGCAGCTGCAGGCTGAACTCGATCTTGCGAGCAACCCCGCCGGCGGCAAACACGCTCTGCGTCTCGCTCAGCTGCTCGATCACCCACATGCCCATGGCGCGACCCAGGCCATCTACCAGCACCAGCGGCCGCCCCTTGCCAGCTTCCCTGCGCATGGCATCGAGCTGCCCAAGACCACCACGCCACTCCGGATAGATCACGCCATCGAGGCCAATGGTAGGCGCCCCCCAGCCAGTATGCTGCAGCGCCGGCCCTTGGCCCAGGCGCTCCTGGCTGGCCCAGCCCCATTCGTCGGAGCGTTGCAAGCCCTGGTAGGCTGCAGTGCTGATCCCGAACTGAAAATCCCCCAGCTGCATCATCACAGGGGCAGCAAGTGCGTACTCGGTGGTCATGGTCAGTAGGCTAGTGCCGGGGTGTCGTACATGGCACTGAGATCCTGCACGCGCCGACCTTTCCGAAGCTCTTCGGCCACGCGCCTGGCCAGCGCGTGGACATCCTCGCCTGGGCGCTGCTGGATGTTGATGGCGACAGTGCTCTGGTTGTTGTTGATGACGCTGCTTCGTGAGCCCTGCGGTACAGGCGGCAGCTGTCGAGGCTGGACCTGGACAGGGGCGTCGGCACGCACGCGCTCGTTTCCAGCGAAGAAGTTGATGCTGGACTCGATGGCATCGCTGACCGACATGCGTGCGGAGCTGTATGCCTTCTCCATGGACTCGATCTTCGAGCTGGCCCAGTCGATCTGCTGCTTGATCAATCCGATTACCGCACCAATTCTCTCGCTGATCCAGTTCACCACTGCTGCAATGCCGTCGCGCAGCACATTGAACCTCTGGATTCCGGCATCGACCCATGGCGCAAGCCAGTCTCGGAAGGCGTTGAACCCCGATTCAACCCCCTCCCACAGCTCACTGAAGAACTGCTTGATGGGCTCCCAGTTCTTGTATATCAGATAGGCCGCGCTGGCCAGCAATGACACGGCCAGAAACAAGGGGTGCGCCCTCAGAAAGGCCCCGATCGTCTTCAGCCCGGACAGAATCTTGCCGAAGCTGCCTACCATGCTGGCCCCGAACGCTGAGGCCACTGTTCTCAGCCGAGCAAGCGCCGCCACTGCTACGCCAGTGACTCCAAGCACTGCGAGACTTGCCAGCCCTGGGGACTCGGAGAAGGCCGCGGCGACCTTGTTGTAGCCCGCATCGAATGCCGCGAACACCGAGCCCAGCGAGGTGCTGACATCGTCCCAGTTCTCGTAGATCAGCATGCCGATTCCGGCCAGAAGCGTGCCCATGATCAGCAGCGGATGGCCGGCAATCGCCAGGCGCAGGCCAAGCAGCGCCTTCTTCATGAACACTAGGGCGGAGCTTCCGCCTTTGACTGCAGTGAACACGGTACTGATGGTACCGCCGATCTTAAGGACGGGGAATGCTACTGCCATTCCGAACAGCGCAGAGGCCAGATTCTTGAGGGCGCCCTTGTACTCCGTGGCCACATAGACTATGCCGCCCGCCACGCGCTGAAGCCCCTGCAGCGCCAATGTCGCAGTAGGCAAAACATGGTTCCCGATGATGATCGATATTTCTTTGAACTGGTTTTTCACCAGCTGCCACTGAGCATTGAACGACTTGTTCTGGGCGTCGAACTCCCTGGCCATGCTCCCCTTGGCAGCTTCGCTGTTGGCAAGCTCAAACTGTCGGCGTAGCTCATGCACGCCGCCCGCCAGCTTTGCCACGTTATCGCCGTACTCCTTTCCAAAGAGTTCGGTCGTGATGGACATTCTCAGTCCTTCATCCTTGATGCCATTGATCGCGTCGAGAACATTGAGAATCGTTCCTCTGGCATCCTTGGCCATGCCGTCCTGGATCTCCTTGGCAGACAGCCCTTTGATCTTGCCATTCTGGCTGAGCTTCTCCAGGGCACTCTTGAATTTTGCTGGCTGAGACTGGGCGAGAGAAAGCTCTCGCATCAAAGCGTTGGCGGCCGTGGAGGCCACCTCGGCGCTATCACCCAACGTCAAGAACGTCGAGCCCAGGGCCGCAGCGTCCCGCGCGGGCATCTTCAGCATCGACGCCGTGCCGCCAATGCGCTGAAGCACGTTGATGATGTCACTGCCCTTTGAGATCGCGTTGTCATCCAGGTAGTTGATGGTGTCTGCGAGCCCCTCGATGTTCTCGATGGGGATGTTGTAGATCTTCCCGATCTTACCCATCTGCTCGGCAAGCTGGTCAGCCGGAGCTTCGAAGGCCACCGCCATCTTGGAGGCTGTCCGGACGAAGTCCAGAACGCGCTCCTTCGGTATGTCCATGCGCAGTCCCGCGCTCGCCATACTGGCCAGCTCGGCATGGGATAGCGGAATGCTCCTGCCCAGGCCAAGGACGCTGTCTCGCATCTTGAAGAACGACTCGGTTAGGTTTCCAGATGAGTCCCGGGCGCCCTCCATCTGTTTCGCTACACCAAGCATGGCGCTCTCGAACTCTGCGGCATCCCGTATCGGCTTCCCGACGCCCATCAGTGACCCGCCGATCAACGAAGCGTTCTTCACCACAAACCCGACCGTTCTCCCCATGGAGGAAAACGCACCGGACACTTCGTCGATTTTTCCCTTTCTGGCGGACAGCCTGTCGATCTCGGCATTCAGCTCCGCTATCCGCTTACTCCCCGTTCGCACCCCCGCGTAGACGGCCGGATTGGAGCGAGCCGCGTGCATGGACGTCATCCGCGACAGCCTTTCGCGGTGTTGATTGGTCCGGCTCAGCGAATCCTCGATTCCCTTCAGCTCGTTCTTGACCCTCGAAAACGCCCCCATGGCACTCGCCGTGATCAAGGCGCCTATGGAGAACGTCAAGCCCAGTGCCATGTCTTACCTCAGATTCCGCGGGCCGCCAGGGCCGCACCGTTCGATCCGTCAATCCTCTCTCGGCAGCCCATCCAGCCACCAGATGAACCGGGAGGAGCGCATGTTCATTATCTCTGCGCATGACCATCCTGTATGCGCTGCCAGCGCCAACGCACCAGCGCGCACATACTGGTCGGTCATTCGATAAAACCCGCGAATGCCTTCTGCGCCTTGATGTAGTCCCTCAGCGTCAGTCTCTTGATGTCATCCGGCGATACCTCGCAAAGGTTGGCGACCAGGGCCACATCTCTGCTCCCCTCGCTACCCTTCATCTCATTGAAGAGCAGCTGATCCGCCACCGTCGGCTCACGCATCCGCAGAACCGACACCTGCGCGCCGTCGATCTCGATCGGCTTCGACAGCTCAATGTCCACATAGCCGGCATCCGCCGGAACCACCTTCTTTGCCATGATCCAGTCCTCGTGGCGGGCTCAGTTGAGCCCGCTGCATCATCACATCCCGAGCGCGGCCCGGGTCTCTTTCAGTGCGTCGGTTCCGTTAACCACCCGCACCATGTTCTCGACATCAATCTCATGCACCACCGTGCTGCCATGCTGCAGCTTGTAGTACGAGAGCGCCACCGAGAGCTTCAGCGACGGCTTGTCGCCGGCCTTGCTCGTTCCTGGATCGATCTCGCGCACCTTGCCGCGCATCGTGTGCACCACGGCCGTGACCGTGCCGTCCAGAGACTCAAGTGCCTCGCGCATCACGAAGGGCACCCACTGCCCCTCCTTCACGCCGAAGGCCGCCAGCGCCGAGCGGTCATACGAGACCAGGCTGAAGTCGCACTCGAGCTTCTCGAGCCCCATCGTCAGCTCGATGGGCGCATCCATCCCGCCCCCGCGAAACTCCTCCGTTTTCAGGGTGAGCTTGGGGGCATTGAATTCCTCGACCTGGCCAGCGTAGCCTCGACCATCAATGAACAAGTTGAAATTCTTGCGAACGTCGCGTGCTGCCATGATCAGGCAAGCTCCTTCAGATAATCGTTGACCATCTGGCTGCGGAAGGTGATGTGTTCAGCCGGATACGGGGGCGTGAAATCGAAGTCGAAGAAGACCTTGCCCTGCTGGATCTGGCTCGGGCTGTTCAGGTCGGGGTCCGACCAGCACCGGCCGCCGATAATCGCACCGATGTTGGTCAGATGGCGCAGGTACGCATTCACGCCCTCCGTCACATCCGCCAGGTACGTCTTCGTGATGTTGCGATCCACCGCCCACAGGTGTGCGCGCAGCAGCGAGTCGTTGATCATGTCCGCGGTGCGCCGGACCGAAAGGAACATCCATTTCTGGTCGCTGGACAGGGAGCGATTGCCCCACAGCCGGTAGCCGTCCTGCCGGATGATGGTTGCCACTTTGGCTTCGTTGAGCAGGTTGGCGCGCGCGTTGGCGTCGCCCAGCGCAAAATCAACCGGGCGGGCCGTGCCCACGATACCGTTGATGGGGAGATTGGAAGGGGACCACCAGAAGCCGCGCTCGCTGTCACTCTTGGCGATCAGGCCAGCCACGCAGGGGCTGGCCGGATGCGCCTCGGGCTTGCCCAACTTGCCGAGCTTGAGCACCCAGGGGTCGATCACGTATACGCGGGGGCTGCCAAAGTCTTGGGCATACGTCTTGGCGGCCTCATCGGTCGTGTTCGGGCCGTCGGCAATAACGACAGCGCGCAGCCGCTCAGCCACGCCCACCAGCTCGGATACCACTGCATTGGCGCTGCCATCGCGCTGATGGGTAAACCCCGGGGCGATCAGAATTCTGGGGGCCACGCCAAGCGCCGACTCGGCGCCCAGGAATGCCTTGAGCCCTTCATACTTGCCGGTCTGAGCGTTGACCCCGCCGACAACGTTGGCGATGGTGGCTGCATCGGAGTCGCCCTTGGCCACGCGCACTACCACCACAACGGCGCCAGCTTGATCGAAGATGGAATCGAGGGCTGCAGGCAGCGTTCCCTCGCCCTGGTTGTCGGTGTCGGTCTTTGCCACCAGTTTGGCGGCCTCCCGCAGGCTGCCCGCGATCAGAACCGGCACGTTCAGGGGGAAAGCGGCATCATCGGCAAGGGGCGCGGTCCCGACGATGCCGATGACGGACGACCGCACCGTGGAGATCGGGCGCGGCCCGGTGTCGATTTCCAGCACTTCGACGCCGTGGAGGTATGTTTCAGACATGGATTACCCTCGAAGACGCCCCCGGCCAGCCGGCCAGCGGCAGAAAGTCTCGACTGTGCATCTGCTCGTCAGCGGGCTTCCACTGGTGGTTGTGCACATGCAAAAGCCGCCCGGCGGGCGGCGTGATCGGCAACATCTGAGGCCTATGGCAGATGACGCCCCGCCACCCGATCGCCATCGTGAGGCGCCTCAGCGGCCGATGGCCCAGGCGTAGACGAACGCGTATTCGGTGCTCCTCGAGTTGTTATCCCTGGCAAAGGCCGAGATTCGAGCGCCTTGCTGAAGCGGATGGATACTGGCGGCAATCTCTTCTGACGCGAAGCAAGAGACCCCCCCGGTAAACATCTCGGTCATGGGGCGGATCCACATCACTTCCCGCCACCCCGTGTGCCGCTCGACGCGGCAATTGGCCCAGACAAACTTCAGGCCGCCCAGGAACGACGGAAACGTGATCATTCCGCAGCTACCCTCCGTAGACAGGATGGGGCGGGGCGGATTCGCAAGCGTCCCTGGTATGACGCTATTGCGCGTCTCGATCCTGAAGCCCGCGGCCTCGAAGATGCCGGCCATAGCCTGACGGACCCAGTTGGTCGTTGCCACCCGGAAACTGTCGTCGTTGTTGGCTGGGCGCGGCGCAGTCACGTTCGCCGTTCCCGAGAACGTTGCACCTCCATAGACCGTCGTGCCTCCGTATACGGTCATGCCGCCCGTGGTGACGGGAGAGACCTTCGGAGCTGCATAGTCGGTCAGGCCAAACTTCGACACGGCCTCGGGGGCCGTGATGTCCCCGATCTTCTTTGCCGGCACATATACTTTCGCGCCGCGCTCGTGGTTGAAGTCAACCGTTGTGCCCGCCTCGATGCTGATCGTTCCGGAGAATCTGGGGCTGAACTTCGGCGCCGCATAATTGACCACTGCCTGCTTGGAGGCAGCCTCGGTATCGCTCGTGCTGCTCGACGACAGGTCTTTCGTCGGCACCCACACTACGGACCCCGTCTCGTTCAGGTCCACCCGGGTGTTGTTCTCGATGCGGATCTCGCCCGAAAACGTCGGGTTGGCCTTGGGCGCAGCCCCGGACACATCGCCCACGATCAGTGTCACCGCCCCGGTCTTTCCGGCCACGGAGGCCACCGCGTTGGCCTGCGCTCCGGCCGCCACTCCATCGAGCTTGACCTTGTCAGCCGGGCTCATGAATCCTGCGACACTTCGGGTGGCCATGAGGTGCGCGTCACCCCCGGCCCCCACGTGCCCCATCGGGGCCTTGCCCTGCAGCGCCTGGAGCATCTCGGCAATCTGGTCCCTCAGCCAGCGCGTCCGATTGGCCAGGTTGCGCAAGGGGGTGTTGGAGACGCCATTGGGGCCGCCCACCACCGGATCAGTCAGCTCCAGCTGGTAGACGCCGTCGTCATATCGTGATTCTTCGGGAAGGTTTGCCATGATTGGATCCAGGTCATGCAGCGCCGTGGGCAAACTCACCGTCGTAGCGGTAGTCGCCGTTGTAGAACTGCGCGTCGGTAAATGAAAGGTCGAGCAGGTGGCATCGCGCGGGCGCTGTCGCGTCCAACATGGCGCGAATCGCTCGGCCGCGTTCACGATTGATGGGGCGCGAGAGGTTGAAGCGGTAGTTGGCCCAGCTCTGGGGGTTGCCGTGCAGGTACTGCTGGTTGTATCGCGCCGAGCCATCGTAGGACAGCGCGCTGTTGCCCTCCGCTAGGCGCGCGCCCCCGTAACCGGCGTTTGCCAAGACTCGCCTGATCGCCCAGACAGTCCCTTTGTGGCGCTGGATCCGCGCAGCATCACGAATCGATGCCCGCTTGGCGGCCTCTGGCCAGTCCGGATCCCATTCGTCGACACTGAACGCCCACGCCAGCCAGGGCAAAAGGTGCGCGGGGCAGGTGTCTGCATCCCAAAGCGCGCGAATGGGCAGCGGCGCCTGGCCCAGGCGAGCGGTCACGGACTCCATGGCCCGCTCAAGCTCGCTCGCGTTCGGCGGCAGCAGCGTATCAGTCACCAATGCCCCCCACGGACACTCGAATCTCTGTGCAATGCGGCGCCCGCTTCCAGTCGTTGACGATATCCTGCGCGGGCTCCATGAGCGTCACGTTCTGCACACCTGCCCGGTGCAGGGCCGCGAAGACCCCTGACCGGGTAATGTCCCTGCCCAAGCGTTTCTGCTCGTCAGCATATGCCAGAGCAGCCGCCTCGGCGGCGGCCTTGACCTCTGCCTGACCGGCGCCGCTGAAGACTGTCAGCACGGCAGCGATGCGATACTCGACGATCTCTGCGCTCTGCACGTCCACGGTGTCACACAGCGGCCGCACGTCTTCAGCGTTGAGCGCATCGCGCACCGCAGCCAGCGTCTCGGCCGAAGCGCGGCCGGTCTCGCTGCGCGAGAGCACCCGGACGTTGACCGTGCCCGGCTCCAGGCTGGTAACGCCCACATCGCGCACATCTCCGCTGGCCGACAGGGCGTGGAATACGTAGCTGGCACGGCTACCAGCAGTCGTATGGCCTTCGAGCGACAACGCGGTGCGGGCGCGCAGCGCCTCGTCCGTCTCCATCACGGCCGGCGTAGGCGGCACGGTTCGGCCGTTCGCAGGGCTGATGATGAGGCGCGAGACGCCATAATTCGCGGCGATGTGGTCAAGGTCGCTGCCTGTCGCATACGCGAGCATCACGCTCCTGGATGCTTCATTGATCCTCTGACGGATCAGGAGCTCTCGATATGCCGCCACTTCCAGAATTTTGTACGCTGGATCCGCCTCGGTAACGGCGGAGAATGACGGGTCGCGGCCTCGCAGATCCGAGAGCATGGCCGAAAGGATCGACTCGAAGTCCAGCGCCTCGATGACACTGGGCGGCGCCAACCGCGACAGATCGATCTCGGAGAATCCGCTCATGCGTGCACCTCGATTCCGTCCAGGAGGAGCGTCCGCCCATCCGGCACGTAGGCGGCCTCAATGGTCAGCATCACCCGCCCGGGGCGGGCGTCGGCGGCCAGCACTCGATTGACGCGAATGCGCGGCTCCCAGCGTCCCAGCGCCTCGATGGTGGCCGCATAGATCTGCACGAGCGTCGCGCGATTCATCGGTGCATCGATCAGTCTGGGGAGGCGGCTTCCATAGTCCCGACGCATCACCCGGCTACCAATGGGCGTGCCCAAGATGTCGCGGATCGACTGCCGCAGGTGGTCGATTCCTGCCAAGTGCTGGCCGGTGATGGCGCTGGTTCCATTCATAGCGCGGCACGGTAGCGGCCGCCGCAGCGTATCTCCACTGGTGGTCGTTCCATCGACACTGCAGGGCGTCCTTGCTCTGTCTGCTGCAGCGCTGGACACTGGCCTTCGGCCATAGGCCTGGCGCCTTGCCCGTAGCGTCAGGCTGGGGGCCCGCTTTTCTCCTTGCCCTGCTCGACGCCGCCATGCCGGTGGCCGGCCCCCACGTCGGTGCCGTTGTTCGAGAGGCCTCCACTGATGGCCACGTTGCCAGCAATCGCGGCTGCGCCGGCGCCGGTCATGCCCGCCTTCCATGTCAGATGCCCTTGCACAGTCAGCGCGCCCGTGCACGTCGTCTTCGGGGTGTTCAGCGTCACCTCCCGGGCAGCGTTGATGGCGGCGCTCTGGCAGTTGACGATGACCCTTCCCGAGCCCACGACATTGACCGTCAGCGTGCCTGCGCGACTGTCGTAGTCCACGCTGCTGCCATCCGGGTAGACCGTGCGTTCGATATCCCGGCTGTCAGTAGGCGCCGGATGGGCATCCTGGTAGACGGCAGGCAGCGCCACGGCCTGCGATAGGTCGCCATAGGGCGAGAGCACCACGACTTGCTCGCCGGGCCTCGGAGCCGACCAGGTGCGCGTCGCGCCGGCACGGGCCGTGAGCCATGGCAGCCAGTCCGTGATCAGCCCGCCCACATCCACAGTCACGCGCGCGGCATGCTCGTCCAGTTCGGCAACGGTTCCCAAGCGGATGATGTTGGCCAGCAGCCGCTCCAGCTCGGCAATGTGGTAGCCGTCCATCACCGCCCCCCCGTGACCGGCCGGTAATCGGCCTCGTGCTCCGTGCCGACCTCTGGCGCCCAGGCCAGGTAGGGCTCCGGCACCAGGCCGCCATCCGTCCAGACTGATTCGCCCAGGTGGATCGTCTGCCGCCACTCAACGCGCCAGCACTCATACTGCTCCAGCTCTGGGTCGAAGTCATCCGGGTAGCAGCCGATGATGTTGGCCGGGCCGATCGGGCATCCCCATCGCCGCTGATGAGCAAACGCCGCCAATGCCCCGGCCAGCCGACGCACCTCCAGCTTCGGATTGCTGTCCTGGCGGAACCCCAGCACCAGCCGCGCATCAAAGCGGGCACTCACGGCCAGCTGCCCTGTCCCGGGGTCGAGTCCATCCTCGGCCTCCATTTCAGTCAGCTCGATCAGGCAAGCTGGCGTCGGCAGCGATTCCCGGTTTTTTCGGTACGCTTCGACCGTTTTGAGGCTGGGAAACTGCTCGCGAATGGCGGAAACGATCCCCTCGTGTACCGCCGCCAGCGTCGTCACTGTCTGTGCATTCGCCATCTCATCTCATGCTCAAAGGTTCTCAGGAAGCGACTTCGGAACTCGCCTTCATCCAAAAGGTCGTGACGGATGTAGGCAGAAGACTCTCGCTCGATCTCCACTGTCTGTCGCTTGAGCGGAAGCCGCCCCTTGCCCTTGCGCTTGAAGGCCTGGAGGCCACCCCGCTTCCCCGTGGCGATGAAGCCAGACCGCACCGTGCGCCCCCCCATTGCGCGCAGGCCCTGCCTGTTCTGCTTGGCGCCAAGGTGAATCAATGCGATCGGATTGAGACCGTACCAGATGGAGATCCTCGCGCCAGACGGCGCCCTCCGAAGTCGGGTTGTAGCGACGCGGCGCCGGATGATCTTCTGCTGAACGCGCAGCGCTTTCGATAGATCCTTTGTGGACCGGCTCCGCACCCAGGACGCCAGTTTGCGCAATGTAGAGCCCAGCGCCTGCCGGGCCAGCACATCCGAAGCGCCAACCCGCTGAATGACCCGCCCAAGCTCTCGGGCCTCAATCATTGGCACTCTGCTCGGCCAGCGCTAGGATCGCCATGCCAGTGCCATCGGCCTGAGCGTGGGTGACGACGTCGTAAACGCGCCCCTCGACCTCCAAAGTGTCGCCGCGTCGAACATCCCGCACGTCCGCCCACTTGCAGGTCAGCCTGGGCTGCGCCGTATCCAGCTCATACTCCCCGGCCTCTGCGTTCAGGTACGGGTCGTCGAAGATGCCGCGAACCAAACGCGAAGATCCGTCGCCGAGGCGCACAACGGCCGCCACAGCAAACTCCTTCTCTGAAAGGAACACATCAAGGTCTTCCCAGGCGCGATTACCCATCATCGCTTATCTAACCCCCTTCTCAGATACTCCGAGAGCCAGTATTGGCACTCGGCTGCCAGGCGGCGAAGCTCGG